ATGGGCGGTGTCTGGTATCTAAAAGATAGACGCCTCAATATATTCGCAGCTATAGACTTTGCATACACTAAGAAGAAGTCTTCGGACTACTCTGCAATAGTTATAGTTGGCGTGGATTACCTTAATAATTACTATGTTCTAGACATTGATAGGTTTAAGTCCGATCTGATCTCTGAATACTTCGATCGTATACTAGCTATGCATGCTAAGTGGAACTTCCACAAGATCAAGGCAGAGTGTACTGCTGCCCAACAGGTCATAGTAAACGACCTCAAGGCTAACTACATACGACCTATGGGCCTAGCCCTAAGCATAGAAGAATATAAACCTCACAAGTATCAAGGGGCTAAGGAAGAGCGTATTGCTGCTGTCTTACAACCTAGATACGCTAACAGACAGATGTGGCACTACATGGGTGGCCACTGTCAGACGTTAGAGGAAGAACTAGTTAAACTGTTCCCCCCTCACGATGACTTAAAGGATTGCCTTACAACTGCAGTCTCTGCCTGTGTCCCTCCTTCAGATTCAAGAATACACCTAAACAATAGACAGGCTCAAGAGATGTACAATATGCGATTCGGAGGCTACGGCTAATGAGTAATATACCTAAGGCTAACCTCTATTACAAAATAGATAAAACTCCTTACCAACGTCTTAAAGAGCATGAACTTAACGCTCCATTTAATCAAGAACTTAGCGATTTAGTAAATGAGGAAAATCTGGACAAATCCAAAGAAAGAGGATCATTTACAATAAACAGCGAGCGTTCCTATTCTGGAGACGATCCTGCAGAAGCTGTAGATACAACTTATAGAAAAGACGACGAGTAATGGTCGGCAAGACTCTAGACTTAGAAGATATTATAGTTAAAGACCAGTTAGGCTGCGCTATTGCAGATAAGTGGGTCGAGTGGAATACTTTAAGAGCGACTAAGATTCAAGCTTGGAAAGAGATACGTCAATATCTCTACGCTACTGATACTACTCAGACTTCCAATCAGAAACTCCCTTGGAAGAACAAGACTACTATACCTAAGCTAACTCAGATCTCAGACAATCTGTATGCTAACTACATGGCATCTATGTTCCCTAAGAGGAAATCTATAGATTGGTTTGCAGATCATAAAGACGCTAACTCTATGGCTAAGCGTGAGGCCATACTGTCCTACATGCAATGGACTATGACTCAGCCTCAATTCAAAGAAGAGATGAGCAAGTGCGTCCAGGACTTCATCCACTACGGTAATGCCTTCGGCATGGCAGAGTGGATAGATCAACGAGTAGAGCGTGACGATAAGATACAGACAGGCTTTGTAGGACCTACCCCTAGACGTATATCCCCTTTAGATATAGTATTCAATCCTACCGCCCCTTCCTTCATAGAGACTCCTAAGATTGTGAGATCCTTGATCTCTGTAGGAGAATTGATGAAGAAGCTAGATTCTATGTCTACTGAAGAGACTAGAGAAGCTTATCAAGAACTAAAGAGATATTTTACAGATTATAGAGCTAATGCTAAACAGTCTGGCTCTGAACTACACGTCCAAGACTCTTACTTCCAGATGGATGGATTTACATCCTTCAGGGCGTATCTAGATTCAGACTATGCAGAGATTTTAACCTTCTATGGTGATCTATATGATTACGAGAAGGATGAGTTACTACAGAACCATGTGATCATGGTCGTGGACAGACATAAGGTTATTCATAAGGAACCTAACGCTTCCTTCTTCGGATATCCTCCGATCTTCCACGTAGGCTGGAGACCACGTCAGGACAATCTATGGGCTATGGGGCCTCTGGATAACCTGGTTGGTATGCAGTATCGTCTTGACCATGTCGAGAACCTCAAATCTGACGTATTCGACTTGATTGCATACCCTGTCCTAAAGATTAAAGGCTATGTAAACGACTTTGAATGGGGTCCGATGCAGCGCATCGTGACTGACCAGGAAGGCGATGTGGAGATGCTTGCGCCTCCCTTCCAGATCTTGCAGGTCAACAATGAGATTCAATATCTCGTAGGTATGATGGAAGAGATGGCCGGTGCCCCTAAGGAAGCCATGGGCTTCAGGACACCTGGTGAGAAGACAGCGCATGAAGTCCAACGTATGGAGAACGCTGCCTCCCGCATATTCCAGACTAAGATCAAATATTTCGAAGAACAGTTCTCAGAGCGTATGTATAACGCTATGCTAGAAATGGGCAGACGCAACATGGTAGGCCCTCAAGATATTACGGTAATGGACGATGAGTTCAATATCCAAGTATTCATGACCCTTACTCCAGATGATATAACTGGTGCAGGCAAGATCAAACCTCTAGCTGCAAGACACTTCGCAGAGAAGGCAGAGACTATTCAGAACATAACCAATCTATACGCTTCGGGTATAGCTCAAGATCCAATGGTTTTGAATCACATATCCAGCGTCCAGATGGTTAAGCTTTTAGAAGATGCTTTGGATCTCTCAGATTACGAACTATTCAAACCCAACGTTCGTATTGCTGAACAGGCAGAGGCACAACGTCTCTCCCACGCGATGGAAGAACAGACCTTGATGCAGGCAGGCACTCCTACGGGACTGACTGAAGATGATGCACCTGGTCCAGGCGTAATGCCGGCTGAGACAGGACCACAACCGCCACAATGACACTTTCAATAGAGTGGACCAAACACTTACAAAACGACACAGCAGCCAAGGAACAACTTGAACTTGCTGTAAGAAATTCAACAGTAGCTATTAATAGACTACTAGAGATCCTAGAGGAAAAGAAGAAGAATCTGGACAAGACAGAGACTTCTATTTTCGAGTATGAGAACCCTTCTTGGGGTTATAAACAAGCTCATGTTAATGGCAAGAAAGCCTCTCTAGATGAAATCATAACATTACTACAATTTATTAAAGGATGACCCATGCCTGAGACAGACATTTTTGAAGACAACACCCCTCCTTCCCTAGACCAGGATAAGGATTACTTTGCAGAGCTTGTAGGTGAGGACGCTAAGTTCAAGACCCCTCAAGATCTAGCTAGAGGAAAGGTAGAGTCTGATTTATTCATAGACCAGTTGAAACGGGAAACCGCTGAGCTGAGAGATGAATTAAACACGCGGATTAAGTATGAAGACTTCCTAGACAAATTGGAACAAGCTAGACGTGATGACGGTAACCAGTCCGATACAGAACAAACCAGCCAACAATCCGCTATGAAGCCAGAAGAGCTTGAGCAGCTTCTGGAACGTAAACTTAGAGAACGAGATGCAAGGACAACTGCTACGCAGAACCTAAATCAAGTTCAATCTAAGCTACGTGAGGCCCTAGGCCCCAATTATGCCCAGAGAGTAAAAGAACAAGCGCAGACCCTAGGCGTAACTACTGAGTTCTTAAATGAACTAGCAGCTGCCCAACCTAGAGCCTTTTATAGGATGCTTGGTTTAGACGTAGAAAGATCCACAACTCATTCTGTGTCTCCTCCCAAGAGTTCTGTAAATGCAGACGCCCTTAACTTCGGTAACAAAACCAAAGGTAAGAGCTATTATGACGAGATTCGTAAGAAAGACAGCAACTTGTACTTTTCTCCAAAAATCCAGAATGAAATATTTGCTTCAATCAAAGATATTGGTGAAGAGAAGTTTTATTCTTCATAGTGACTATTCACTATGTTCATAGCAACAATTAACTAGGAGATAGATAAGTATGGCTGGTTTTTCAACCTCCACCAACGAACATCTAATCCGATCCAACCTTTGGTCTACTCAGATCAAGGAAGTATTGGAAGATACGTTGATGGGCACTCGCTATGTCCGGATGCTAGACTTTCCGGATGGCGACACACTTAATATCCCGTCGATTGGCCAGGCTGTTTCACGCGATTACGCGGAAGGACAGCAGGTCATGTACGACGCAATGGATACTGGTAACTTTACGTTCACCATTACCGATTACGTCGCTTCCGCTACGTACATCACGAACAAGATGAAGCAAGACACGTTCTATATGAACGAACTTGTGTCGTCCTTCGTGCCAAAGCAGGCCAGAGCGCTTGCCGTGCGTATGGAACGGGACATCCTCGCAGTAGGCCCCGCAGGGCAGACTGCAACTTCACTGAACGCGATCAACGGTGGCAATCACCGCTTCGTGGGTGGAGGCACTAACGAAACAATGAGTATTCTAGACTTCGCGAGAGCTAACTACGCACTCGATAAGGCTAACGTCCCTCACGAGGGCCGCGTGGCTATTATCGACCCGTCTGCAGCTTACGCTCTAGGCACACAGACCAATCTGGTGAACCTGTCTAATAACCCACACTGGGAAGGCTTGGTTCGCACTGGTCACATGACTGGCATGAAGTTTATTACTAACATCCTCGGCTTCGACGTGTACACTTCGATGAACCTCAAGGTCAATACGACCTCGGAGGCCATCAACTCTGTCACTGCTGCCGCGGGTGTAAATAACCTGTTCTTCTCGGCCGCTGCCGACGTGCTCCCCTTTGTGGGCAGTATTCGTCAGTCTCCGAAGGTGGATTCAGAGTATAACAAAGACTGGCAGCGTGAGGAATATGTCACGACCTGTCGTTACGGCTTCAAGCTGTTCCGACCGGAGAATCTAGTCGTTGTTGTTACTGACACCGACCAGGTAACCTAATAGGAGATAACACATGGCTGTTGTTGACCTTTCTACACAGGATTGGCACAATGCTGACGGGCTTTTTGTCCGCTTCGGCGCTGATCGCGCAATCCCTTCGCGTGGCGGTGAATATTCACGTCTAGCGGATGGACAACACATGGTTTCGGTCATCATTGACCTAGCTACCCTACCCGGGCAAGCTGGTGGCAATGAGCAGATCGTAGCCGAGAATGTCTACATCCCTAACGGTGCATTCATCACCAAAGTACGGGTCACCGTGCTGGAAGAGCCTACTGAGGCATCCGGTACTGACTCTAACCTCGACCTGGGCCTTGTGGACCAAGATCGTAGCACTGAGATCGACTTTAACGGTCTTCTCGCTGCTGCCGACGCTTGGCACGCAGGTACAGACCTCGGTACAATTACCGAGTACGTCAAGGGTACTACTGAAGCCGGTGCGCTTATTGGCACTCAGATCACCAATACCGGTCTCATCACCGCGTCGTCCGATACGGATGACTGGACTGATGGAACCATCAAGGTTGATATCGAGTACTACAAGCCACTCACGGCTGACCTCTAATTGAATTAGGGGTTGAGAAGAGGAAGTGAGAGAACATTCGTTGAATAAACGATACAATGGCTTTGACCCCCTCTCTTCTTCAACCCCTTAATTCCCTCAACATAAGGAAAATCAATTATGGGTTCACCAACACAAGTCGATATGGCTGGCCTTACGCTAGTCGTAGACGGCATTAACGTAGGCGCTACTACGCCAGGCGCGCAAGGCTCAGCTCTATCTGGAACTGAAGTTGCGTTCTTGGACGGAGTTACCGCAGGCACTGCTACAGCTTCTAAGGCTGTAGTGCTTAACTCATCTAAAGGCATCGCTACCATTACCTCCGCTACCATTACCACGATGACTGGTAACGTAGTTGGAAACGTAACTGGTGACGTGACCGGCGGGGTAACAGGTAACGTGACCGGGAATCTTACCGGCAACGTAACTGGTAACGTAACTGGTAACATTACAGGTAACGTGACTGGTAACGTAACTGGCAGCATCGACGCTTCTGGCGGCACGCTTCAAGTTAAGAATGCTGTAACCAACGTCCACGACACTACCCCTACGCAGGCCGAAATGGTTA